GATTTTTTTTCCTCATTTACCTTTTGCTGAGTTACTTGCTCTTTTATAGCCTTAAAATCCTTACTCATTTTGTTGAACATCCCCTGCAACGTGTCGTACTTGTGCTTCCATTGGCTGTCATCCGTCTTTTTGACTTCTGTCTCAGCCTCTTTTGCCTCTTCTTTTACTTCTTCTTCTTCTTTTTTTTCTTCTTTGACCTCTTCTTTAGCTTCTTCCTTAACGGGTTCTGCCACCTCGTTAGTAGCTTCACGAAAAGCGTCACCAAAAGCAGTCGGTGATTCCGTATCTGCTGTCTTTTGTTCCTCTACTACCTGTTTTTCTTCGGTCGGCATATAGCCTCCTTTGTTTAAATTAAAAAAGCCCCACAATATCTTACGCTTATCCCGTTAAGGTGCGTTTGATACCGTGAGGCTTAATTGCGTGACGGCTGACCTGCTATGAACTTTTTAAGGTGATAGCAAGCAAATCAAATTATACATATAATATTACATATTTACAACCCTTCCTTCAAGTAATTTCTCAAGGTTGCTAATTATCTGCTTAAAACCCCTGAGCAAAATCTTAATAATAAGGATATTTGTTTCTGTCATACTCTTTTTCCTTCAAGTAAGTCAATAATATCTTTACCCATTTTGCGCTTTCCCTGAATAACCGCAATCTGATTCCAGTTATCAGCCATATCATAATCCGTTATATGTTCTTCCATGAGCAGTTCAATATACCTTACCATCTTTTTGGCAAAAACAGGGTGGGCAAGTAGTTCCTCTCTTAATCCGGCTATTAAATCCACCTTGTCTTTGTGAGTCATGCACCTATCCCCATCTTCATGTTCTTAAACATTTCAATCATTTGCAGCCTTTTCTTAGCCTGCTCTTTGGTAAGATTAGGCTTAGACATGTTTTTACCCTTTCTCGACTTAACCTGGTAGCCCTTCGATGTTTTCTTTATCACTATTATATCCTCCGGCATTTTGAGCTATTTGAGCTTTCAATAATTCAAGCCTTGCCTGCTGATCGTATTCAGCCTGTTTAGCCATTTGTGGTTGGCCTTCCGCCATCTCTATAGCCTCTATGTTGGTTTTCTTAGCTCTTGCCGCATTCGCAAGCGCAAGAGATTTCATCTTATCAATTTCTGCCTGCATATGGTCAATTTGAAGCTGAATCTGTCTTGGGTCTGTGCTTTCCTGCATAAACTTGTTAAATTCTTCTTCAGTCCTCAATATTTCAAGCGGTAAATCAAGCACTTTCCACATCTCCGCAAGAAAATCTCTCTTTTTAATCCATGACTTATCATCAGGCTGCAAAGTAGCATTAAGGTTCTGCATCACGTTAGCCCTAATCTCTTTAGCTACCAAACTCGAAAGCCCCGTTGCCTTGATCTGATAATCACCTTTAATAGCGTTATTATCATTAAACTCTATATTCCACTTATACATTGCTTTCAAAATGTTTTCAACAAACAAATCCCAGTTCTTAGCTATGTCTTTAACCGTTACATTAACTGTAGAATGTCTGATTGACACCCCTTGTGCTGTTTCATTGCCTATTCTGGTAGGCTCTATCAGCATATAGGTAGGAAAAGCCGTTTCGAGGTCAGCAAAATCCATGAACTGCTTAATAATAGCCTGATATTCTGCTATATGCGAATCCATGTTGTAAGGTCTTATAGCCGGGTACTGAGCGTCCTGCCCTCTGCCCTTCCTTAACCATATCTTCAACGGATAAATGTTATCGTAATCCTGTTCGTCATCCATAAGGTCGTAATTCAACTCTAACTGCGGCGCCGCACATATTGCCGCATTGTCAAGCATCATTCTTGCAGCAGCACAAATTGTTTCCTGAGAGTCCCTCATAATAACAGGCATACCCCTTCCAAAAATACTTGAGTCATCCTTCTCATAATAAAACACGGAATAAACAGGAATATTCTTCGGTAAAGGGCTAAGAACCGCTTTGATAACTACGTGGCCAAGCAGCCACACGTTAGCTTCAAACTCCATATCTTCATTACCATCCGGTATAGGCACCCCGCATTGAGACAAATCAGAAGCGTCAACGTAGCCCCAATATTCGAGAACCTCGTACTTCCGCCCCCTGTTATGCCTGCCGATTTCCGTTGATATCTCCTGTAGCTGCACCTCCCACGACTTAAATTCCGTATCCCCTGTCGGATTAGAGCGAAGGTACTCGTAAATTACATCCGACTGAAAATCCGGCCTTTTAGCAAGTTTTCTCAACTCGTGCTTAGTCATAACATGCCGTTCAAAGATGCCCTCTGCATCCTCAAACTGGACAACGCTCATATCTGGGTAAACATCCCACACCCTTACAAAATCAATATGAGGAGTAGGAAACTCCATCTCAACATACTGAAATTGCCCGCTGATATTTTGAAGAGATGTTTCTTTCTTCATGCTCACTGTAGGGTTTTTCATAATCCCCGTTCCAAGATATATACCAGACCGCATAACCTCTTTAGCCTTGCTAATCCAGTTGGTCTCTATAAGCTGGTCGTCGATAACAACCTCCATCTCATTGCAGGACTTTCTGGCATAATCTTTAATAGCATCATCCAACTCTTTGTTGGAGATACTCATAATAGAAGCTATAACCCGTTCATCAGGCCTTTGGCCTTGAGCCGCTACCTCCTGAACATACCCCTGAACCTCGCCCTGCTTCTTCATCCGAAGCCCGGACATGATTATTTCCATAGCTTCAGGTGAAAGTACGGGGTGCGGCGTAGGCGCAATCCCCCACGCTTTCCCTACATCCGGGAAGCTAATCTCGTGAAGCCGTGCTTCAATAGAAATATCTTTGGAGCGTGTTATCTTCGGATACACACGGCTTCGGTTTACATCCAGCTTAGATTCTACTTCAGGATCGTATACTCCATTATGCTGCCTTAAACTCTGAAGCCATTCGTCCTCTTTAGGCTGCCTGTAAGATTCCCATAAATTAAAAGTATCTCTTAGCTTAAAGCCGAGGGATTCTATGTTTTGTTCGGAAATTTCTACCACTTATATCTCCTTAATACCCCGCCCGCATTGAAGCAGGAGCGTACTTTCTTTGCGCTGCGTAAATTGCTGCTGTTTTGGGAATATAAGGCTTGTAGCCAACGGCAAAAGTTCTAAATGCATCGCTTCCGTGCGAAGACCAATTATGAATCGGGTAGTTGCTAAGAATCTTCTTTTCTTCATCGTACTTAGCCTTGTAGCTTTCAAGGGCGTCGATGCCGTGAGCGCATTTCACCGCATCAAACCAGCAGGAAGCAAGGACAGACCGTATAGCCGGAATGTGAACCTGAATCATTATATCCATGTTCCTTACCCTCTCTACCGTAACAACAGGGCGTATTCCAAGCTGCTCCGCAATCTCCCTCTTGGACTGAGCAATCATTGTGCTGCTCATAATCCTCTGGTCGGCGTCATGCGGCATATAATGGTTGCCGTAAACGTAAGGCTTCTCTTTCAAGACCTTAGCATAATGTTCAAACCCGTACCCCGCAGCCTCGTAATAATCAATAAACCTGTACTCTTTCCCCACCGGCTGCATAAACCATATAGTAGTAGAATCGTCCACGCCCAAATCCCAAAACGTATCAACCTCGTGCTGGGGACTCCAGGGGACGCTCCCTATTCTGCCTTCAGCCCTTGCCGCAGACATCTGCTTGGAGAAGTACGCACCCATAACCGCCCCGGCAAAGCTGCACTGGTACTCCTGGGCGTACATCGTCTCCCCGTATTCATCTCCAAACGCCGTTATCAACTCTTGCTTTATCTTGGCAAGCTGCGTCTTAGAAAACACCTTCGTATCATCAGCCCTGACGATCTGCCCAAACCAATCATTATCTTCAGCCATAGCATAATCCAGCATCGTCTTTGCGTGGTTCATGCCCCTTGACGTTGTTATAAACAAAGCCCAGCCGTCGTTTTCCTCAAGAATAGGCTGAATATATGGCCAGCACATAGGGTCTGCCAGCGCCCATTCGGAAAACACCACCCCCCTTGGAGGCGACCCGACCAAAGCATTAAAATTATCGCTGCCAACCAACTGCCATGTAGACCCCGAAACAAACTGTATATACATATCCTGGTCTCTTGTCTTAGCTCTTATAATCTCCGGGAATGCTTCGTCTATCCTCCGCTTTCCCGTTTTAGGATTAACTGCATCCCATATAGCTTTTCTTGCCTGCCCGTACTGAGGAAGCATGTGCCAGTAGTTCCCGACCTTCTCTCTCTGCATGACTTCCGTAGCCGTGAAGTGAAGG